AGCTGCGGAGCAAACACGGATAGGTAGGTTTCAAGGTTTTCCTTGGTGTGTGTCTTCTTGATGAACTCGTCGCTAACTACGTATGCTAGTGCAGACTTGATCTTCTCTACTTCCGGGAAGTGCACGAACACGGCACCGGCCATAAGGTCCAGCTGTTTCATGTCGGCGTACTTTGCGTTCTTCCCGGTTTTGTAGTCTATCAAGTGTGCGGTGGTTCCGTTAACAATAAGTAGATCAACGATGCCACGGTACCAAACACTATCAGCAAAGAAGTCGCATCCAGAATACCCACCACAAGTTTGCTCCAAACCTAGTTTAAGTTCTGTGTATTTGTCCCCGGGAAACTTAGCAAGAGTCTCTACCAGAGGGGCGATAACCGAGTACTTCTTTGGCACGGGTGTACCGTTCTTAACATATTCTTCAGCCGCCGCATGAACGTCAGTCCCATAGATTGCCGCCTCATGCGGCACATCCTTTACGTCTTTAGCTACTTTAAGGTGGTAGTACTTCTTGGGGCATTGGTCGAAAGTTTTGATGCTGCTGTATGACCAAGCTGTCACTGTTCGCCCCCCTTATCAAACAGCCGCTCCAGAAACGACATAATAAAATCCAGTGCCCATCCAATAGACACAAACACGCCAACGCAAAAGAATGCGGCTACTACATAAGGCACTGGATTCTCCATTTACGCCACCATCTCGCTCAGGGGTTTATACTGCTTAATTAACCCGTATTTCTCTTTTTCCTGCTGCAGCAAGAGCGCTTCACGTTCTTTTCGCTGCCGCTCTACTTCTTCTTTGCGGCGCTCTAGTACTTTATCATCTAGCGCCGCTAGTTTAGTCCTAGCCACTTCTGCGAGGCGAGCGTTCTTACGTTCGTTCTTGGTCACGCAGTGTGGTCCTCAAGGTAGCTCAGATACCAGACGGCCTTACGGCGGTCTTCCGATGCATCGCCCTTCTTACCGGCGCGACTCAAATACTTGAGGGCGTTGCCAACACAGTAACCACGGAACTCTTCCGGCGTCAGCTTGGCACGAATGAACTCGATAGTCTCAATGCCGCCGTCTGTGTAGTGGGGCGGATGATTAACTGCTTCGGTCTCGATCACTTGGGTGCCCCCGTCTTCCTTTGCTTCCATGTTCGGCACAAGATGCAGGATAGGCTTCTCCTTGTTAACGGCGCTGCGGTACTTATACACGGACGACACTTTGATACCAAACTTCTGGGCCACAATGACGGGCGCTATGTTAGGGTTCCGTTGAATGAAGTCCTTGATGTGTCCGCTTTTGTTGTACTTGCGAACGCTGCTGTATTTACTAGCCACGGTATTTGCTCCTTACTTGAGGTTGCCGCCTGACCGCAGGATGTTTCCTTGGTAGACGTAGGTACCAACATGGTACAATTTTATGAATGGGTTGGCGTAGATTTTCCCACCATGCTTTCTCCACAGCTCGCAGAAGTGGTAGTCCTCTGAGAGAAGCACTCCGTTGTGGTCGATGGAGGTAGCGAAGTATTCATGTGTAAGTGGTTTGCTTGGTTCTCCTGATGTTTCATCAATAACAGACGATATGCGGTACGTGTGCACATGGGGTGCGAGGTCTTCGAAGACCCTCCTCTTGATGAGCATGAAGCCCGTGCCACCGTGGCGGACTTCGATCAGCCCTTTTTCGTTTGTCTCGGCACTGGTGTCACCAGCCATATTCAGCACAAATGCGCCTCCGAAGTCTTCCAACCCTTCTTCGCCGCGCTTGGCTGCTGCTTCAATTTGTTTCCAGTCGATCTCCTTCTTGGGGTAGATACCGCATGCGATATCCACGTCTGCATCAACAAGCGCAGCTACAGCCTCGCCATCGAACCCGATGTCGGCGTCAATGAACATGAGGTAGTCATTCTGCCCTTCCAAGAATACGCGAACCAACTCATTGCGGGCACGCGTAATCAAGCTCTCATTGGACATGTGCAGGAAGCCCACGTTGATGCCCTTACTGCGCATCTTGTCCGCTGTAGTCAGCAGACCATGAACATACATACCGGCGCACATGCCGCCGTACATAGGCGTAGCGATAATAACCGACTTAGGCTTCGGTGTCACTGGTTTCTTCTTGGTCACTTAATGAGTCCTTTGAGCGTGCCTAGAAGGCCGGGTTTTTGCGGGATGGGGTCGGTGGGGAAAGTGTATGTATTGGTGTTAAATGCATTTAACATTGCCGCGTTTGCTTGTTGTTGCGTGGCTTGAAGTTGGCTGATGTAGACCGCGTTCTTTTTAATATTGCGCGTAACCGACTCCAACACACCTTCGTTAAGGTCCTGTTTCGGCCCCCCAAACAGCTTCTTCATCACTTCTTCGTGCATAGCCTGCATATGGATTTCACGCTGCTTGGCCTTGAAGAGCTTCTTCTCGGTGGCGTTCCAGTAGCCCTTGTAGGGCTCGAAATACCTATGCCACGTGCCGCCGCTCTTAAACTCCTCGGGGTGGCTGTCCATCCGCGCCAGCAAAAGTTGAACTGCGGGGTGAACCTCCTGCTCGGGGTGTTCTTGGGTTTCTTCTTCATCCATTAGTCTGCTCCTACCAGCAGCCGCTCGGCTACGTACTCATACACCTTATCAAATATCAGCTCTCTCCGGTTCGCATGTAGAAGCTCGCGTTCTGCGGGGTTTAAATACCACCCGAGCATAGCCAACGCACCCTCCCAGCGCCCCTGCCCTTGCGCCGCGCTCCATCCCTTTTCATAGAGTATTTCAAACTCTTGCGGGTGTGACTCACGGCGCGCGACCAACAATGCCACTACAGGGTGAATTTCATCCGCCATAAGTTGCTCCTACCTTGCTCTCACAGCCGAGAGGCAATCCCATCGCCCATTTAGGCCGTATCCGCATACATGTCTCGACGAACTCCTTGGCATTGTCAACCTCATTTTGGGGGATGACGGCAACCACACTATCGTGCACGGTCATAGCTACTTTGAACCTACGGGAAATCATCAGCATCTGTTCAGCAATAATAATTCGCGCGAGCGCTTGGCACAGATTCTCCACCATCTTGCCGCCATATATCCGGTTAGGGATAACAGCACGCCCCTTCTTGGTGTCGTAGACTGTCTCCGTATGCTGGCTCCCCAGCATGCTCTGCTTTCTAAGGTTGGGGTAGGTGATGTGCAGACCGCTAGGTAGCTTTACCCGGTTACATGTAACTACCTCTACAACCCCGTCACGACCTATAGGTGCAGTCGCATTTTGTAGCATAGCCTCCAGTGCCCGCCCGGCTTGCGCCCAAAGCTCCGGGATTTTTGGATATGTCTCTCGGTAGACGCGGATAATGCGCTCGCATTCGGTTAGGTCCGTATCCACCCCGAATGTCTTCAGCTGTGCTTGAAACTTTTTGGCCCCCATCCCGTAGCCTGCACCGAGGATCGTTGTTTTACCTACAAACCGTTCACTCTTGGTAATGTCTTCTACCGGCTTGCCATATATCGAAGACGCCATAATCTTATATACGTCCTCCCCGTTCTCGAACGCTTGCACCAAGTCATCCTGTCCCGCCAGCCATGCAAGTGTGCGCGCTTCAATCTGCGACGAGTCACAGTCAATCAACAGCTGCCACAACGGTGCAACGATACAATGTTTGAGCGGCGAGCCCCGAGGAATATTTTGCATGTTAATTTTGTCGTCGCCGCCAAAACGCCCGGTGTGTGCGGCGTAGTAGCGTAGGGGAATTGGTAGCCGCCCGCGCTTCGCAATGTCGATAAACCTCTGCGTCCGGGTTTCTTCGAGGGTCGATTTAACGCCCAGCCTAGCCGCAACCAGCGCCTGCACTGCGGGGTTCTCATGCTCCAGTAGCTCTTTAAACGCCTCGTCGTTCTTAGCGAAAGCGTAAGTCTCTTTGCCCGTCGTGGGGCTAGTTTTCATCGGCGGCTCGACACCCATATCGCGGAGCAGGCCCGCCAACTTCGGGTTAGACATGATGTCAGTTTTCTCGGCGTCCACGAGCTCCATGAGCGCGGCCTTCTTGTCCTTCACGCTCTCCAGATGGTCTGCTAAACCCCCTTCATATAAGACCAGCACCGGTTCTGAAAACATACGGATAGTCAGGTCGATTAGCCGCATTTCTGTTGGTGGTAGTTGTGGCGCTAGTTTTGCAAACAGCGCGTATGTAAGCGCAACGTCATTGCAGCAGTAGCTGCCGTAGGCGGCCAAGTCCCACTTGTTAAAATCTATACGGCGTTTGCCTAGCGCGTTAAGCACCTCGTCGCCCTTGATCCCGAGCTTGTAATATTCTGCTAGGCTTTTGAGTGACAGTGATATGCCTTCCGCACCGTGCAACGCTCGTGCCATACTTAGCGTGTCTGCAATACGCTTAGGCTTAATATCAAAATGCCAGCTAAGGATAGCCACATCAAACATGGCGTTGTGCGCGATAACGACGGAGTTACCCCAGTCAAACTGGTCCAGCCATTCTTTGGTATTCTCCTTGGTCCCACTGAACCACTGCGGCTCGCCGTCGTTAACCTGCACAGCTACACCAATCACCTCGAAGTCCGGGTGGCGGATATATTCTTCAGTGGTTACCTTAGTTAATGAATAGTCTTTGGAGTAGGCCGTTTCAAAATCCGCCGTAATAATATCCATCATTTGCTCCTTACTTTCCTTGGTGGCAGCCCCAGTATCTTACGTGCGTCGTTAGCTCGAAACCTCTTGCGTGCCAGGTTGCGATAGTCGTCAAGCATTTCTGCAGGGATGTCGTCCAGCTTCACATGCCCGCCACCACGACGGAACTGCGCCGTGGGCCCATTCAACCAACGCTGTCGCATCCGTTCGGCGCGGGCCGCACGAATGTCAGGGTCTAGGTGTGCATGATGACTACACAACCCGGTCTTATTGGGTACGACAGGTTTCTGACAGACGGAACATTCTGCGGTTTTCTTGTTTCCGGGCATTAATCGTCCTTCTTATCTTATTGCCGCCGTATTGGGGTTGGGTCATTTCCCTCCCTCACAATAGCCTCCGCATCGAGATTGCGGATGGCGGCAACAGCATCGCCCACATGGTCAAGGCAGCAATCGTCAGATAGCGCATCAATGCTTTCGTCAGCAGCCTTCGCCGCAGCCTCCAGCCCCATCTTCACGCCTTCAACATGAGCGGCCCCAACCATGTGAGCAAATTGGTTCTGGAGATGTTCAAGAAACTTGCGCGCTGCTTCTTCCGGCTGATCCCTTAAACTGTCGGACATCTCAATGGTGCCGTTTGGTTTGAACGATATTGACCACTCGGGAGGTTTCGCGAAGGTGATGGCATAGTTTATTTCATTTTTGATGGGCACGAACGTGCCGTAGTTGGTGTCAGTCATTTCATGTGCTCCCCTGCGGCAATATCGTGCGCCAAGTCGTCAAAGTCATAATTGTCTCGGCTGCGGATAAACTCCACAATCCTATCCCGTTCAGCGCGCACACCTTCGCGGTATGCTTCCGACATTAAGATTTGCTTACGCTCGGCGGCTTGGCGGTGAGCGGCGAAGGATTCCGCCAATAGGGATCGCCTGCCCCGCCGTGGTGCGTACCAATCAACGGCTGCGTCCACATCCGCTTGTGTAATGTCATTGGTCATTGGGGTTGTTCCTTTTTCGGATAAAGCCGCCTAAGCGCGCATACTGCATCCACGATGTCGGCCTTGAATGGGCTCTCTGGAGTCACCTTAAGCCAGAGCCACCATGCGGCAAGCGATATTTGCCAGCGAAGCCATGTCATCACCCCTCACTCCCCAAAGCCCGGCAGATCGCGGGTGGGGCGGGGCGCTGGTATTCGCGTCCACACTCCTTACAAACCATCTTCCCGCCCATTTGAGCGGCGATCCTAGCCGAAATGGTTTCCACATCGAGTCGCAGTTTTGTGCATGTCTGGCACGGCTTCAACTCACTCTCCATCGGTCAGTCCTTTCCATTCTTCCCAGACCTGTTCGGTCTGCCAGATCAGCCCAGCGTCTTGGCCAAGGTAGCCGCCGTGAACCAAGTATTCGTGGGCTTCTTTGATGATCCCTGCCATCTTCTCAGCAACGGCGTTCTTTGCCTCCGCCTTTTTCATCGCGGCGCGAAGGGTGACGGTCTCTTCAAGCAAAATGCGCTGAGCATCCATCGCAGCCAAGTCCAACACTTTGATGTTGTGGTCGCTCTTTTCCAGCGCGGCGGTGAGGCGAGTGATTTCGGCGGCGGCTTCTTTACAGAGCTTATCAGCATAATCTTCCAGCTTCCGCCCATCTAATTTACAGTCTGCTAATCGCAGCCGCTCCACCAGA